CGAGCTGGATGGTTTGTTGAAGACTGTGGATTCGGAAGTTCGTCTTCCTGCGGGGAACTTCATTCCGCTGGGAACTCCACTGTATACCTTGCCGCGTCCCACAAAGACAGAACTGAAACCCAGTAAGATCCATGGTAGGGTATCTGTCCCGACAACGAAACCGAGTCTTCTTCATCCCAAGTTCATTGGAGACGATTTTGTGGACCCCTTGATGAAGGGCTTGTCAAAAGCCGGAGCCATTCCCCCAAGTGTTGATCGTGATAAGCTGGCTGCGTGTGTGAATGATGTGAAGAGTATTGTTGGGTGCGGAAATGATTCTCACCGTAAACGCGTCCTCACTAACTTTGAAGCTGTGGCTGGCATTGACGGTGATGAATTCATGAATGGCATTGTCCGGACTACATCTCCGGGATACCCATTGCAGCCCCTGGCCCATGGGAGTGTTGGAAAACAGAAATGGCTTGGGCGTGATGAGTATAAGTTGGATGCCGACGTTGAGAGAGAGATGGAACGGATGATTGAAGCTGCTCGCAACAACGTGTGTATTCCTGCAGTCTGGGTCGATACCCTGAAGGATGAACGAAGGCCTATAGCGAAAGTCGATGAAGGAAAGACTCGTGTGTTTTCTGCTGGCCCCATGGTGTACACGTTGGTCTTTCGCAAGTACTTCCTCGGTTTCTCCGCTCATTGCGCTGAGAACAGGATCGACAACGAAATCGCTGTCGGAACCAACGTCTACTCCGTTGATTGGACTCGCATTGCTGAGCGCATGACCAGCAAAGGGAGTCGTGTGATTGCCGGTGATTTCACCAATTTTGATGGAACTCTTGTCAAGGACATTCTTATGGGGGTTTTGGATGTGATTGAGGAATTCTATGATGGTACTGATGAGGACAAGCAGATTCGTCGTGTTTTGTGGTGCAGTGTTGTGAGTTCTATTCATGCATTTGGTGATTCAGTGTACATGTGGACGCACTCTCAGCCCTCTGGCTGCCCTCTCACGGCAATCATCAACTCGATCTACAACTCATTGTCCGTGCGTTATGTGTGGATGTCAATTGTGCCTGTTGAGTATGCCAACATGAAAGAGTTTGGGCGGCACGTTGCCATGGTGTCCTATGGCGATGATAACATCATCAACATCAGTGATGTGTGTTCAAAGTTCTTCAACCAGATCACCATCGCCGACGGGTACAAGATCCTTGGAATGACATACACTGACGAAGACAAGAGTGGGGAACTTGTTGCGTTTCGGAGTTTGAGTGACATCAGTTTCCTGAAGCGCAGGTTCCGGAAGGTTGAAGGTTCATCATTATATCGCAGCCCGATTGCGATGGACACAATCCTGGAGATGATGAATTGGGTCCGTGGATCGTCGGAATTGCTGGAAAGGACTGTGGAGAACGTCGAAACAGCGATGTTGGAGCTGTCTCTCCATGATGACGATGTCTTTGAGAAGGTCAGTGCCAAGGTGCGACGAGCGTGCGAGGATTTGTCTGTGCGCCCGAAGATACTCACTCTCCATGAGTATCGTACCTCGGCTCTGGTGGCTCTTGGTGCGCTCGTGGCTGCCAATAAGATGTAATAGTGTTATAAATCCACAACAGGGGCTCAGTGTGATTGTCGTATGCATTGTGCAGCAAAGCCCGATTTGTGGTTGCCATTTGGCAAGTGGAGGGCAACCTATTGATTGGTGTGTGCCACTATAAATATAGGCTACCAATCCGGCACTTTAGAGTGGG